TCGGGCGCTGCCGGCGCGGAAGCGCAGACGCTCGTTCTTAGCTAAATCGGCGCGGGCCTGAGCAGCCCGGCGTTGAGCTTTGGTGGAGTTCTGTTTCGTAAGAACGCGACGTTGAGGACGTCGAAAGACTCGAAAATTGCGGCGGGTAACACATTTGACATACGCAGACGCCGGAGCACTTGGCGTTGATCGTTTCCGTGTAACGTGCTTGCCCACGAAGGCAGCGAGTCGGCGCTGGAGTCCGGCCAAATGTCCAATAAGTGAGGCCTCGTTGGTACCGGATCGGATGTAACCATCAATCACATCGATGGCATGCCGCACTTGCGGCACCGTTAGGGCTTCTGCCCCAACATCAACAATCACGGCCTCAGCCTTTGCGATTGCGTTTTGTGCGGCGTCAGCCGCAGAGGAAAGATTGGCGCGAGCCATATCAACGAAAGTCTGGCCCGAAGCCATTTGCTTTTGCTGATGTAAAGAATCGTGTGATTTTTCTTTCCTTCCCACTTGAACCTCAACGACCTTCACCGTGTGGCTGTCAATATCGACCGAAACTTCGTAATGTCGATTACCAGCTTTGCTGACCATCGGGAAGACGTGGAGGTTGGGACCCTCAGCGCGGAGCAGCTGCCGCATGCCAACAAGTGATTGCGGCCAGTCTACCGAGCCTACCACCAACCCAGGGGGGATCTGAGGCCACTCCGTGAGCATTCCAAAAATTGTCTCGAATTGCGGCTGCACCGGTGGCGTTCGAACAACAATGCCATTACTTTGAAAACCACGGAACCGCGTGCCATACTCCGGCTGGTCCAGAAGCCACTCAAGACCCGGTTCATTGAACTTAATGAACAACTTGTAATCAAGCACCTTGTGGTAACCGTTTGGCGCAACAACGGCACGACCATCGACGATACGGCCTATGTAACGTTTCTCACCATCAGGGTCATAGACGTAGTAACGGTAGTGCTCACCATGTTCAGGAACTTGCCGAATACCACCGGAGAAAGAAGTCTCAACGATGGTACGACGACGGCCGCCACGCTTGATTGGCCAATGCAATGCACGACTGGAGTTCATATACTCGAAGAGGTCTTCCATACTGCGAACCGATCGGGACGGTCCGTCGGAAACGAGCTTGGCATTCTCAAGCGAACTCTCCTCGAGGTACCAACTACGTCCAGCAACACGCACTATGGCACCGGACGTACCCTGACCTTCGGGGTAGGACGGCGAGTAGACGAAACTCTCGCTAGTAAAGGCACAACCATCACGGAAAGTCAAGTGCGCCTCAAGCGATATCTGCCTGTGATTCCGGTTGGTAAAATACAGCCGGCCTGGCACTGGAGCCGGTATGTTTGACGGCTTGGGGCAACGAACGACGAATCCGAAACCGCCGTCACAGATCTCGACTATCGTAGCTGGCTGTGGACCAAACCCGCCGACATAGTCGTAGTAAACGACCATTGTCGACAGCTGTCGCTCGAAGGGCACATCACGGGGATCAAGAATGGCGTGTGCACAACACCGGAACCAGGTACTGGTTGCATCGCTGCGAATTGGCACGGCTTGAGAGTCTGACTTCTGTATGCTCAGTACACCAGTGTAATAGCGCTGCTCGACGGTCACTGTAGTCTTTTTGTGCGTAAGTGAGGACTTAGTTGGCGGCTCAGTGTAGACTTGCCTGAACGAAGAAGGGACGAACGTATCTTCATCTGTCATGATAGGTTCGTCGTCAATATCACTGAGAGGCAAAGTCAAGTACACGGCATCCATCGACAGGTCCAGGAGCCGGCGCGTGAACCGGAAAAGCTGCTGGAGATTACGAACCGTGTCAGTATCATCATCACTACCGTGCGCTGCAAAACTGCGGGCTGCACGCACTGGATCTGACAGCACCGGTATCGTCACGTACTGACACTTGCCAACTGAACAAACGTACGTGCGGACGCTGAGGTACGTTGGGAGGACGCCAACGACATTCGGGTGAGTTGCAAGTGGACCATACACAACTCGCTCATCAATTTTCAGATCAACATTGAAATGAGTCTTAGTGTGCGTGCGGAAGGCAGCGTCGTCTGCTGAGCGGGCTCCATTGACAATCGACATCAAACAGTCATCACCGGTCACCGTATACAAGCTATCTGGAGGAATCAATCGCGCCAAAGCATAACTGGTGACGATAGCTTTGTTGACGTAACAATTGAATATTGACGTCCACGGATGTCCACTCGGATTGCCGCCTGTGC